AGTCTAGGGGTACAATCATCAAGTATTTGGATCGCTTGCAAAATTTGGGGTACGTTGCAAGATTTAAGACCCATTTAGAACAGACATCAACTTACACATTGGATAAATCAAAACGACAGGAGTCTATTAAGCGTAATAATCAGTTTCGTAAGTTTATTAAGATAGGTATTAAAAAGAAATCTATTAAAAAGCATACATCTAAATCAGCTAACATTATCAATATTATTTAGGGGGGGTAGTCCAAAAATTGAACAGGGGTAGTCCAAAATTTGGACATTATCTAGACATACTTATATAGACCTATATTATTCTTATTAGTATATATAAGCATATACTTATATAAGCTTATTTATGCTTATATAAGCTTAAGCAATCAGACTAAAGCATAGCTAGCACTCCAGAGATTATTGTTTGTTTATTAAAGGTGGGATAACTGCTAGACCAATTGTATTTATATCAAGATATGGTAGGTACTATTTAGCCATGACACAAGGGAACTGATGCGCCAAAAATGATAAACACTCCTATAACAATAGATCAATTTGATAACTACCTAAGCACAGCTTCATTCGTAGAGAAGATAATACCTAGCGTTAAAAATAATAGAGCGCCTTCTATGTTTAAGATAATAGGAACAGTACATTATGATAGTAAGGACTGGGGTTATTATGATAAGAAAAATAAGAACCTTAAAGCAACGCCTAAGCAGCTCTCAATTTATGAATTAGTAATCTTTACTTTACTAAAATTAGATAAGGAGAATAGGGAGTTATTATCTTTAAGGAACTTTCCGGATAGATTAAGTATTAGTAAACTTAATAGAATGTATTTAGATTTAACTTATAACCAACTAAAATATAGGTATAGACTAGCTCTATTTGATGCTTGCAATTTAGTGAACAGAGTAGGTTATCAAAGTTTAGTATCGCCTGGCAACTAATATTTATTTTATAACGATTGACAAAAAGAACATTTTAGGTACAGAAATCTGATAGTATTGATATTTTTATATCCAATATAATCTTAATCTTAAATCTCTCTTTTTATCCCCTAAACATATAGATTAAATTAAGATTTCAAGTGGAGTGTTGCTCTCCATATACAATTGTTATCCGATGCTCCACTTGATGAGACTATTTTAATACGCTAGTAAATATATCCTAGATACTTACTTGCATAATAAAATAGATACATACTTGAATAGATTAAAGCTATCACACCAATAGCAAGCAAGCAGTCTCTAAGTTCTTTATTCATTATTTTTTATAATGTTTAATTAACTCTATAAAAAAGTCTACTAATTCACTTAATAGAATATTCATTATTTAGACTCCGTTGGATTTAATAAAAAATCTTTAGCTTGTGATACATTATCAAAAGCTCTGACTTGCCAATAATATCCACCGTTAGGATATAATTCGCTTTCCATCCATTTAGTTAAAACAACTTGGTTATGACTAAGAGGATCATAAGGAATTATATTTCTTGGTTTAAAATATTCTTCAATCTTATATATTTTTTTCTTGTATAAAATTTGATAAATATTTTTATCTTTAAACGTTGTTAATTTTTGTTTCATTATTCAGACTCCATTATTCTCACTAGCTTGTCTTGCAAGTGGTTTATATCTTGGATTGTATAGTGAACATAATCAGCGCCGGTAGGGCTAGCACCGTTATTTAATTTATTAAATAACAGAGCGGTATTGATTTTGTTTAAGTCATGCAAGCCAGCTAAGGATATAGCGTTGTATAATATGGCAGCTTCATTCTTAGAGATTGATTTATTTGCAATCTCAATATCAAAGTCTGACATAAATTTTAGATTTGTTTTAGTCATTGTTTAGCTCCTTATTATCAACCCAAGATTTAGCATCTTTAATAGTTTTAAAATCTTCGGCTACCATGTCTAACATTTCTGGTGTCCAGATTGTCCAATATTCAACGCCTTGATTATTATAAGCGTTAGTAATATTCCAATTTTTATAAATTATATTTTCCATTTATTTATTACCTTTGTTAAGTGTTGCAGGATTTAACTCATACATAATAAAACCATCTTCACTTGGTATTTTTTTAAAACCAATTTTTTCAAGTGTTGAGAGTTTATTGTTTTGAGCTGGTGAACTATTTCCGTAAGAAATAGAACCAAGTTTTATTCTTTTATTTTTTTTAGTCATTAGTTTAGCTCCGGTTAATGTTAAGCTGCTTGTTTATTTCTATTAGTATCTAAATGATGAATACAATTTCCGTACTTATCAAATAAATATTTATTCATTTCGCAATGCTCCTGGATGTCTCTTTCATTCCACTCAGAAGCATAGTCATTTTTTACAATTGGCTTTCCTTGTTCGTCAAGATCGCCAGTTTCATATTCAAAAGGAATTTCATCAAGCCAAAGTTTAACTTTAAACTGAGCATCTTGATTTAATTCTTTATACTCATAAGCATTTACTTGTATTGTTTTCATGTTTTATCTCCGTAGTTATTGTTTAAGTGATTCGGAGTAAATCATATTGTAAATAGACTGTCAATACACTTAAACACATTATTTTAATATACTTAACAACAAGAACATAATAGGAACACACATGGCTAATAAAACAAAATATACAGAAATACTATTTGACCAAATATGTCAGGAGCTGGCAGAGGGTCAATCTATAAGAGAAGTATTAAATACTAAGGAGAGACCGGAGCGTCCAACTTGGGAGTGCTTTAGACAATGGATAAACAAATACCCAGAACGAAGAGATAAATATACTCAAGCTAAACAAGACGGTTGCGAATACCTTTTGGCTAATGCCGAAGAGTACATTAACAAAAGTATTAATAAATCACAGAACGAAACAGATAAGAACTTAAGGCCAGACTTAGCACAGACACATTTAATCAAAGCATATTTAGATTTAGCTAAGTGGAAGAGTGAGAGAATAGCGTCAAAAGTATATGCTAAAAAGGATAATTTAAGTCTTTCTGGTAATAATAAAGATCCTATAATCATTAAATGGCAGGATTAATTTAGTATCGTTTAGATATTAAAAATGTTGATTTGATTAGATTGTTTGTAGGATAATTGCAAAACTCACACATAACCTTGCACATACAACTTATAAGCTAAAAACCTTATTACTATTGATAATCATAAGTTATCACTAGCAACTTGCAGTAGAATTACTGCGCTGTTGACAAACTATTGTCTAAAACTGGTGATAACAAACAATTATCGGAACTATACTAATGGTTGTATTACTACAAGCTAGCTAGCATTTTACGTTCTACAAAGCAGATAGGGTGGGTTTTATACAGACCATACACCCAAAATTATTTGCCGCCCCTACTAAAAATGATAGGGAAGTACACACATACAAACTACAAAAACCCAAATGAAAAACCCTAAATACAAAGCTCTAGTAATGGTTGATGATATGACTAATTCAGTAATAGTTATGTTCAATGGATTTGAAGATTACGAAGATGCTTGGTGCTTTAGCCAACACATTACAGAAGAACTAGAACTAGATAAGATACCAGTTGCTAAACCCATGACTGTCCATTAAGGATAGGGGGGTTTTATTTAAAAATGCCAGTATTTGAGATTCCATACAAGCCAAGAGAATTGCAAAAATTTTTGCATGATAAAATCTCTAAGCACCGATTCTCCGTATTGGTCTTGCACCGAAGAGCTGGTAAAACTGTGATGTGTATTAATCACATGATTAGAGATGCGATGTACACCAAGAAGCCAAATTCTAGGTATGCATTTATCTCTCCAACTTTTAAACAAGGTAAAGCAACAGCTTGGGATTATATCAAAACCTTTGGTGGCAAAATTCCAGGAGTTAAGTTTAACGAATCAGAATTAAGAGCTGACTTTCCAAATGGCGCAAGGATTACAATTCTTGGCGCTGAGAATGACCAAGCTCTAAGAGGTATATTTTTAGACGGTTGTATTTTAGATGAAACACAAAGTATTGCCCCAAACCTATTTCCTGAAATCATAAGACCATCTTTGGCAGATAGGAAAGGATGGTGCGTTTTTATTGGAACGCCAAAAGGTAAAAATTATTTTTTTGAATTATACCAATACGCCCAAAAGACAGAAGGTTGGTATTCATCATTACACAAAGCATCTGAAACAAAGATACTAGATGATGATGAATTAAAGGCAGCAAAGTCAATCATGTCAGATGACTTGTTTGACCAAGAGTTTGAATGTTCTTTCCAAGCAGCAATAACAGGTTCTTATTACGGATCTATTATTGAGGATGCCGAAAAGAATGGTAGGGTTATAGATAATTTATACGACAAAGAACTACCGGTTGAAACATGGTGGGATTTAGGAATGAATGATTCTACTGTTATTTGGTTTGCCCAAAGACACAAAGGCGAAATAAGATTAATAGATTTTTACGAAAACGCAGGCGAAGGATTAGACCACTACGCAAATATTATTGATAATAAAGGTTATAAGTATTCAAGACATATTGCTCCACATGATATTAAGGTTAGAGAATTAGGAGCTTATGGTAAATCAAGGTTGGAAACTGCATTAGAATTAGGTATAGCATTTGAGGTTGCGCCTAAACTATCTTTAGAAGATGGGATTGAAGCAGTAAGAAAAGTTCTACCTACCTGTTGGTTTGACAAAAACAAATGCCATTATGGTATGGAATGTTTAAAGTCATATCAAAAAAAATGGGATGATTTAAACCAATGTTTTAGGAATAGACCCATACACAATTTTGCAAGCCATGCCGCTGATGCTTTAAGAACAGGAATAGTTGGCTACGGAATTGAGATGACAAATTGGAAAAAAAAGATAGAAGTAAAT